ATTTTTAACATCCCCTATAACTTTAATAGTTATAGCAACTTTATTATTTAGTACAATATTAATTGCTAATGTATGGCCTAAAGAAATAATAATAGAACCTGTATTAGAAGATGAAATGTGGATTCCAACCAAAGAAGATATCGCATATCAAGATAGTATGTTTACTATAATACAAAATACTCAAAATGATATAACAGACATTAAACAAGACATAGTACTTATATTAGAACGATTAGATTATGCAGATGGTACTTGGGATAGTATTAGATATGTAAAAGGAGGTAAAATTGACAAACGTAGAAATAAATAATTATGAAAAAAATAATAATAATAATATTTATGGTTCTTGTAAGTTCTGCAAATGGTCAGTCTCCTTGTGGAGATGATTTATGTGTAGTACAATTTAATGCCAGTTTTAATGAAGCTAATAAGGTATTATGGGTAGGTGATTTAACTGATTGTGATACTAAATTTATTGATATAGCAACAGATGCAAAAGCATCAGGTACTTATAAGATAGTTGTAGTTCCTACTATTTTAATTTTTAGTGGAGGCGAAGAAGTTGCAAGATACCAAGCAAATATCATGATGAAAATGGAAACAAAACAAAAAGAAATACAAGGCAAAATTGATGAAATAATAATGGAAGCCTTTTAATATAAGAAAAAATATGAAAAAATTACAGTTATTAATATTAACACTTTTAATACCTTTTTTAGGTTTTACACAAAATGACTCATGGGTAAGATTTCAAGTTCAATTTGACTTTTATGCACCAACCGAATCTAATTTCTTTATGGTTAGTGATAGTACATTGGACTCTACGTTCTTTTATCAACCAACACAACCATACGAATATCTAGATACAATTATTAATTTGATGTCTGGAGACTATACAATATCTTTAACAGACAATTTTGGTGATGGATGGATATCACAGCAACCTGCTTCATTTAAGATGAAAAATATTTGTCAAGGTCTTATAATAAATTGGGATCCAGTTTTAGGTTCATTCTTTCAAAGAGACACTACAGTAAACATATTACCTTGTGCTCCTCCAGCTTTTGGTTGTACAAATCCTTTTGCGCTTAATTACGATTCACTTGCCTTAGTAGATGATGGATCGTGTATCTTTCCACCTTGCGGTGGATTTCTAACTTCCAGTGCATCACAACAATGCTTACCTGGTGGACAAACATTGGTATCATTCAATTGGGAAGTAGATACAACAAACATAAGTTGTGATATAGTTAGATTCTGGTATTCTAATGCAGATGGAGTAGGACCATTTCAATATGGGCTTGGACCAAATGCAACCGACTTTGCAGTGTACGCAGGAAACGGTCAGATGCCTCCTAACTGGAGTGTAGAACATTATGGTGTTGTAGAATTTGCAGATGGTAGTTTTTCTGATACAATAGCATATACACCAACATCATGTATTGCTGGTTGTACAGATCCAACACAGCCAACTTATAATCCTTGGGCTACATTTGATGACGGTTCTTGTTCTGGTACAACTTGTGATTATACAGAATATCAAATAACAATGGAGATAACATTTGACAATTGGCCAAATGAAACTTCATGGATAATGAATAGTGGAGGAGTAATTGATTCTGCTATTGTTGGAACATATAACTTTAATGATGTAGGTCAAACATATACATACACTTTTTGTATAGATCAATCTATAGGATTCGAATTCATACTAAGTGATTCTTATGGTGATGGAATGGCAGGTTCTACATCAGGTGGATCTATGGATGGAATGGTAGTGATATATGATTGTAATGGAGATACAATATGGTATATGGACAATCCAGGATTTGGATATACTTTATATTCAGGACAACAATTTGGAATTCCTTGTAATACTTATGCTGACGTATTTGGTTGTATGGATGACGATTATCAAGAGTACAATCCATTAGCTACAATAGACGATTCAACTTGTGTTAATCTTCATATCTACGGATGTACAGATACTACAGCTTTTAACTATGACCCATTAGCAACAATTAACGATTTAGTACCTGATTGCCAATACCAATTATGGATTGGGGATGCAGGTGGAGATGGGTGGGGTAATTCTTACATTGGTGTTTATCAAAACGGAATTAACTTTGGTACATTCACAATGGGTCCTGGTAGTTATCAAGATTCATTCTTATTAGTGTTAGATGCTGGTATCCCAGTTCATGTATATTACTTTGAAGTAGGTGGACCACAACAACCACCAGAAGAAGTACAATTTCAAACTTGGCACAACTCATTCAAACTAACAAATGCAAATGGTGTTATATTAATGCATGAAGGTCAAAATCCTTTTGCCAATAATGGACAAGGAGCTCTTCAATCTTTTTCCCCACCATTTTGGACAATATACTCTGATATACCATTCTGTGGTGATTATTGTATCCCTACAGTTTTAGGATGTATGGACTCATTAGCATTCAATTACAACCCAACAGCTAATATAGACGATGGCTCATGTGAACCATTTATCTTAGGTTGCATGAATGTGTTTGCAATAAACTTTAATCCTTTAGCTAATGTAGATGATGGTTCTTGTATTCCATTTATTAATGGGTGTACAGACTCTACGGCTGACAACTATAATTCTTTTGCAAACTTTGATGATGGTTCTTGTTACTATATCGGCTGTATGGACACAGTTGCTTGTAATTTTGATATAACGGCAACAGTTAATAATGGGTGTCAATACCCAATACAATATTATGATTGTAATAATGTATGTATATCAGATACAGATGGTGATGGTATTTGTGATGAATTAGAAATACCTGGATGTACTAATCCTATAGCATTAAATTTTGATTTAACAGCAACAGATGATGATGGAACGTGTATTTTGCCAATTTATGGTTGTACTGATCCTTTAGCTTTTAATTATAATCCTTTAGCTAACACAGATAACGGATCTTGCGTACCTGTGGTTTATGGTTGTACTGACCCAACTCAATTTAACTATAATCCTTCTGCGAATACTGACAATGGCTCTTGTATTTCATATATATATGGATGTACGGATAGTACTGCGTTTAACTACAATGTAAATGCGAATACTGACAATGGTTCATGTATACCAGTAGTAAATGGTTGTACAGATTCAACGGCTATAAATTACAATCTTTTAGCTAATACAAATGATGGATCTTGTATAGCAGAATTATTAGGATGTACCGATCCAACAGCTATTAATTATAATATTTTAGCCAATACTGATGATGGTAGTTGTATAGCTACAATTTTAGGATGCACTGATCCTTTAGCATTTAATTACAATCAATTAGCTAATGTTGATGATGGGTCTTGTATTGCCTTTATTTATGGGTGTACTGATCCAACACAATTTAATTATAACCCATTAGCTAATAGTGATGATGGTAGTTGTACACCATATGTTTATGGTTGTATGGACGTAACAGCATTTAATTATGACCCACTTGCAAACACTGACAATGGTTCATGTGTTGCTGTTATTTTTGGATGTACTGATTCAACACAATTTAATTATAACCCATTAGCTAACACAGACAACGGATCTTGTATCCCATTTGTTTATGGTTGTACTGATGCTGCTGCCTTCAACTACGATCCTTTAGCCAATACAAATGATAATAGTTGTTGTTTAATTGCTGGTTGTACTGATCCTTTAGCAATCAACTATAATGAATTTGCTTGTTTTGATGATAATTCATGTATAACAGCAGTTCCTGGTTGTACTGATGTTTCAGCTTACAATTATAATCCAGCAGCAAACGTTTCAGATTCTACAGCATGTTTATATGATGCTGGTTGTTATGGAGGACCTGGAATACCATATTGGTTAAATGATGGATGTTATGCTTGGGTAATTGATGTTGATGATTATTGTTGTACTAATGAGTGGGATGCTACATGTCAATCAATGTATGATTATTGTCAATTAGGGTGGCCAACTTCTATACCTGACATTTCAGCTTTAGGGATAGCTGTTTATCCAAATCCAACACATGATATATTAAGTATAGAAACAAGATTAGATATACAAATAGAAATACATGATTTAATGGGTAAATTATTGATTAAAAAAGAAAATATTAATAGATTAGATTTATCAGATTTATCAAATGGATTATATAATTTATCTATAATACACAACAATAAACGATACAATAAACAAATAATTAAACAATAATACAGTTTCTGTAGTAGTTTTATATTTATTACAGAATAATACATTATAGACATGGCAAACGACAAATATTACGGATTTTCACCTAAAAATAATGAGGATATCCAAAAATTAGATAAATTAAATCCATACGAATTTAAAAAGGGTATGGATTATGAATTAAATGAAATGGGTATTAATAGATTAGCAGAATCATCTATTGAGGACAGAGAAAAAGCTACTAAAACTGTTATTAAAAACTTAGAGGAATATAGTGGTTATTATTCATGTTTAGTTCATTATGAAACTAAATATCGTAATGTTGATAAAAAACCTACTTTTAAAAGTTGGATTAAAGAATTCCACGAAGAAAATAATATGAAAGAAGTTGACAAAACATTTAAAAATGACAAAATGGAAAAATTAAAAGAAGCTATAAAATTAGAAGTTAAAGCTATATTATCTGAAGCTAAAAAAGGTAAAGAAGATAAAGAAGATAAAGAAGTATCTGATGATGATACTGATAAAAAAGCTTCTAAAGGTGCTAAAGGCAAAGAAAAAGCTCTTAAAGCATTAGAAAAAGAAACTGAAAAACTTAAAAAGGATAAAGATAAAAATAAAGACAAATTATCTGCTCCTTTACAAAAATATAAAGATGGAAAATTAACTGCTGATGAATATAAAAAATTATCTGCTGAATTAGTTAAAGCAAATAAGGAAATTAATGCTAGATTAAGTGATATTGAAAAAGAAAAAGATGATATTACATTAAAAGAAAAATTAGGTAGAAGAGAAGTAGCTAAAACTATGATGGAAAAAGATACCCATATGGAAATTTTAAATATTGTGAAAGAAGCTGGTGTTAATTTAAGAGAAGGAGCTAGTGGTATTAAGATGTATTATGAAATAGCAAAAACAGCCTATCAAGAAGGTTTTATGGCTGGATTAAATAAATAATAAAATAAGTTATGAAAAAATATTTTGAAAGATTATGGAATGCTATTTGGGATTCAACAGACATTGATGAAAAAGCAGAAGCAGCCCTAAAAGAAGCAAAAGCTAGAATTAAAGAAATGAAAAAAGAACTAGCAGATGTAAAAAAAGCAGCTAAAAATGTTGTAGCACAATCAAAAGACGTTGTAGAAGCAGCAAAAGGAAATAAAAGACGAGGAAAAAAACCTACTAAAAATAAAAAGACTAAAAAATAACAATAACCCATTCTAAAAACTAGAAAAAATGAATTTAAAAGAATTACAAGCAATGATCAAGGAAGAACTTGATACTTACATGAACGAAGAAGAAGTTGACGTTGATGTAGATATGGACGCAGGTGATATTGATGCAGATGGCGCTGAAGAAGGTGACACTGACGAAGATATCCTTATGCAAATCTATACAATGTTAAAAGATAAATTTGAAGGAGAAGGAGAAATGGATATGGATGATGAAGAAGCTGAAGAAGATGATGCTGATTTATCAGAAGAGCCTATTGACGAAGCTTCAGAAGAAATTGAAGAAGCTAAAGAAGAAGATGAAGATATGAAAGAAGAAGTATCTACTGAAACTACACACCTTCAAGAAAGATTTAAAAAGTTAGCTAACATTATTAAGTAATATACTTATGACTCTTGACGAGTTATTATTAGAATGGTCTTACAGGTCAGATAAGGGGTACCCAAATATGGGTAGCCCTTCTGATATTCAAATTTTACATGAAATCCTTTCAGAATTAGACCTACCTACAGACGAAATTTTATCAAAATTAGAAGCAGACGAACCTGGTGGTGATGATATTACAACACCCGATACAGATGGTATGGAAGATTCTTCAGTAGAAAAAGAAAAAGAACGAATATCAAACCCAGGAGATGCTGAATATGATGCTGTTATAAGAAAGCATTTAGGTTTAAATGATGATCAGCCTATCCCTCAACCCAAGAATAAATATCCATTTAATCCTTCTGGAGGCACATTTAGTATACAAGTTAAAGGTGATGATTTAAAATATTGGGATGACTTTTGGACTTTAACTCCTCCTAAAAAAGGTGCAGAAATAGGAACAACGAGTAAGGGTTCGGGAGATGGAGAAATATCATTATATTGGTTATATCAACATTCAAATACTATTGATGTAAAAGGCACACAAGGATCTGATAATCCAGATTTAGAATTTGGTGGTTTAGGGGTTGAAGTAAAAGCTTTTGCTGCACATAAAGGAAAACAAGGATTAGGACGTTTTGGTCAAGATAGAGAACAATTAAAGTTATTAGGTGTTATTTTTGGTATTAATACATTAACAACATTATTTAAAGGAATTCCAGATGGTAAATCAAGAGCACCTAAAGATGTAAACCCATTAACTTGGGATGGTAATAATTTAAAAGATGCTATGGAAGAAGTTTTAAAATTTAAAAATGTAGACTTAGATCAATTAGCAGCTATTCCTGGATATGATGTATTTAAAGATATAAAACAAAATTTAGACAGTTTAGATGGTAAATTAGGTGATTATTCCACAGCAGAAGAAGGAGCTAGAGCAATGGCTTTAGAATTTATAAAACCTAAAATAGCTAGAAAACCTGGAGATGGTGGTTTTTTAGTTAATGTATTAAGGACAGGTGATTGTAGATTTTGGAAAATAGAGTATGATAAAGTTGTAAGTAACGAAAATGCATTAAAATATATTGGGGCTTCACAAGCACAAATGAAGGTTAATTTTGAAGAACTATTTGGCAATTAAAGCTTGGCTTACATTAATATTTCTTATATCCTACCACTGTAGGGGTTTTTAGGTCGAAACGGGCGAACCGGTTATGAATCAATACAATCCTAAACATATAGATAAAGCATTAAAACGGATGGAAAAATCCGACACGTTAAAAGGCATACACCGCCCCGACACTAATATTATGTCATTTTTTAATGACATAGAAGAAGATAATCAGCTAGAAAAACAAAAGACAGCAGTTGAATTAAAAAGAGAACAATACTTAGAAAAAGTAAATTCCCTAAAAAAATTAGTTAAAAATGTAGGTACTAGAAAAGAAATACATCGTATTACTGCTATAGGTGCTTTAATTGAAACTACTAATTTTCTTAATTTAAAACCAGATCGTAAAAAAATGTTAAAAGAAAATATGATTTGGTGTAATCAAATTTATAAACAATACACAGATGAAAACTAAAAATCTAGATTCATATTTAGAAGATTATTATCCTACTAAAGAAAAAATAAAACGTACAAAACCTCGTAAAAAAGATTTGGATAGACCAAAAAAAGGTTATACGTTTAAAATAAACAAAAAATAAAAATATGGCTTACGAAAGACAAGTACAAATAGCTTTAGATAGATTTGATCAATCTTTGGCACAATTAAGGGGGTTAATTAAAAGAGGAGAAAATGCAGATGCAATTCGTTTTATGGAAGAGGGTCCATTAAAAGATCGTTTTGAAGAATTACAAAACATAATTAACGTTTCTAAATCAAATAATTATGGTTCTAGAGGAGTCCCAAATACACGCCCTCTTTAATAAAAAATAAAAGTTATGTTATCAGCAGAAAAAATCCAAGCAAATTGGGATCGTTATATAAGTGTAATAGGAACATGTTTTTCAAAAGAAAGAACAGACATATTATTACCATTTTTAGATAAGTATAAAGAAAGAATGATGATGATGCCTGCTTCAAGTAAAAATTGGCACCATTCAGCATTCGCAGGTGGTTATACTGATCATGTTTTACGTGTATATAATTGTGCAAATCAATTATATAAAACGTGGAAATTAATGGGTGGAGATGTTTCCACATATACTGTTGAAGAAATGCATTTCGCTGCTTTATTCCATGATTTAGGTAAAATGGGTCAACAAGAAGGCGAATATTATACTCCAAATGATTCACAATGGCATATTGATAAATTAGGACAAATATATAAATTTAACACAGACATACCTGCAATGAAAGTCCCAGAACGTTCATTATTTATCCTACAGGAAATTGGTTGTAAAGTTACTCAAAATGAATTTATTACAATTAAAATTCATGATGGTTTATATGATGAGTCAAATAAATTTTATTTTATGTCTGGTCAAAAAGAAACTAGACTAAGAACACATTTACCATTATTAATGCACCAAGCAGATCATATGGCAGCTCAAATTGAATTTGAATTATGGAATAACGCATCAAATAGTATTCCTAAATCAAAACCAGCAAACGCTACTAAGGGTGATAAAACACTTAGAGCAGCTAAAAAAATAAACACAGCAAATAACCCAAAATTAGCATCAGCAACATTAGATGTTATTGATTCATTTTTTAAAGACTAATTATGATAACACTTAGCATTATATTAACAGTAGTATTAACAGCTTCTTTTTTTATAATTAGAAATTTAATTATTAAAAATGAACGTTTAGAAGATTTTATTTCTAAACAAAGTGAAGCTATCACCGCATGTGATAAAAGATTAAAAGAAGTTGATGATAAAGGTATATTTTACGCAGATGATCAAATTGGCTTCTTTTTTAAAGAAGTACAAAAAATACAAGATGCATTAAACGAATTTACCCTTAAATAAAAATTAGTAAAAACCACATGTCAAACAAACTTAAGTATGCCCCTAGCCCCCCACCAGAACCAGTAATCACTGGTTCTCTTGAACCAGGTCCTAAAAAAAGAGGTAGAAAACCATCTAAAAAACAATATTTTACAGCTGATGTAGATGCAGCTATTAAAGAATACTTAACATCATCTAATCAAGAAGAAAGAAACGAAATATACCGTACACGTATAGCATATGCGTTTTATAAATTATCTGAAAATTTAATCCATACATTTAAATTTTATTATACAGAAGTAGAATCATTAGAAGATTTAAAACATGAAGTATGTTGTTTTTTTCTCGAAAAACTAGATTATTTTAAACCAGAAAAAGGCTCTAAAGCATTTAGTTATTTTTCAATTGTAGGGAAAAATTATCTTATATTATATAATAATAACAATTATAAAAAGAAAAAACAAAAAGCAGATCCTTTAGCAGCAGATGAAGACGCAGGGGTATTAAGACAATTAGGTAGAGATGAACGTAAACAAGATATAAAAGAATTTATAGATTATTTTACAGAATATGTTGATAAATATATGTTTACTATGTTTAAAAAAGACCACGATAGAAAAGTATGTGATGCAGTAAATATATTATTTAAACGTAGAGAAAATTTAGAAATATTTAATAAAAAAGCATTATATATTTACATAAGAGAAATGACTGGTGTAGATACTCCAGTAATTACTAAAGTAACAAAAATACTTAAAAAACTTTATAAAAAACTTTATACTGAATATGCCGAAACAGGTTACGTAAGAGTTTAGTTTTTTCCATATTTATAACAAAATAGTATGGATCCATTAAATCAAGTATTATTCGATGATGTTTCTTTTTCTGATTTATTAAAAGATATTCATGGAAATCAAAAGAAAAAAGCTAAGCAATTAGCTCAACTTATATCTGAACTAAAACCATTAGTACAATCTTTAGGCGATGCTACAGTTGTAGTACCGTTAATAAAAGAATACATGGAAATTAGTGTTAAAAATGATGATGCATTAATTAAAATGGCAGCTATTGTACAACGTTTATCTACGGGTACAACAAGTAGTGGTGATGGTGGATTATTAACTGAAGATGAAATGGCTCAACTTCAAGAACTAACTGAAGAAATAGCTAAAACTGTTGAATCAGAACCTAAACAAATAGAAGCACCTGATCAAAATGGCAATAATTAGATCAAAAAAAAGTAAAGAAAAAATATCATTAAATACCCAAAACAGATTAAAAGCTGTTAGGGTACTTGATATTATATTAGATATAAATCACCCATTAGCATCTGAGTATGGTAATTATGATGCTATAGGTACTATATTTTATTATGAGTTAGATGGAAATAATCCTAATATAAATCCAAAAAATGCATCAACAGCTTCGCCTTTATTTTCACATTTAAAATATTATCCTTTAATAAATGAAATAGTATTAATATTAACTACTAATGATAAAGATATTTATGAAAGTAAACAAAAAACAACATATTATTTACCCCAAGTAAATATGTGGGGTCACCCACATCATAATGCTTTACCAACTGTAAAAGGTTTAGAATCAGAACAAACAACAAATGATTACCAACAAACAGAAGCAGGTTTAGTTAGAAAAATAGAAGATGGTGGAACAGACATAAATTTAGGACAATATTTTAAAGAACAATTAAATATAAAACCTTTATTACCTTATGAAGGAGATATGATTTTAGAAGGTAGATTTGGTAATTCAATTCGTTTTGGTTCAACTAATATTAGTGATGAAATTTCAAATCCTAATGGATGGAGTGATTTAGGAAACACAGGTGACCCTATTACTATAATTAGAAATGGTCAATCATCTAATTTGGATGAAAAAGGATGGATACCAACAACAGAAAATATAAATGAAGATGCTTCATCTATATATTTAACTTCTAACCAAAGAATACAAAATTTTCAACAAGCATCACCTTATATGGATTCATGGAATGCTGAATATATAAAACCCCAAACGATAGAACAATCATTATTAATTTCATCCCCTATTGAATTAAATACTATTATAGATAGCCCAAATAATATACTACCTTCTAATAATGAAGATAAAAGTATAGTTAATTCTCCTAAAAACTCACGACCAGAACAATTAGGAATAGATGAAGTAGTAGATAATCCTAAAGCAGTAAATGAAACTGAAGATTTAAGCAACCTTCCAGACCAAACAATACAAAAAGACACTAAACTTGAATTACCTGACTCTTACGATGCAAGTAAAATACCAGGAGAGGGTCCGGGGGGTTTAGACTCAGAATTTGACACATCTAATTAAAATAAAATGAATATAAACGAACCCATAGGAAAATATTTTAAATTAAAACACTTAATTTGGTCAAATACTGCAAAAAATAGAAAAATTAATAATATACCAGGAATTGATGGAAATCCATCTCAAACTGTAATTATTAAAAATTTAAAAAATTTAATGGAAATATGTATTGATCCTATTGTAGATGAATATCCAGATTTAATAGTAAATTCAGGTTATAGATGTAAAAAATTAAATACTGATATAGGGGGCTCTAGTACATCTCAACATTGTTATGGTCAAGCAATAGATATAAAAGTACCAAATTTAAATTCAGCTGACTTATATAATTTTATTTATTATAATATAAGTGGTTGGGATCAATTAATATGGGAATATCCTGAAAAAGGAAATAGAAGTTGGATACATGTATCATATAGTAGTAGAAATAGAAGGAAAACAACATTAGCTTCTGATGTAACAACTTATCATAATTTATTTGGGGGGATAAGAAGAGGAAGCAAATCTCAATATCAGGATGGAATATCTAATGCAAAAATAGTATAATATGGCTTATAAACCAGAAAAAGGAGAAATATATCAAGGTAAACAAGTAATAATAGATGCAGATAGATTATTATTTAATGCCAAAACAGATGCTATATTATTATATTCAGATAAAGCTATTGGTTTTAGTACTAAAGGCAGTATACATTTTGATACTAGTGATCAAAAAGAAACATCAGATTCATCTAATGCTAGTAATTTTATTGTAAATTCTCCTAATATATATTTAGGTTTAAAATTTGATAAAAATCTACCAACAGAACCAGCTATATTAGGAAATGAATTTGATGAATGGGCAAATGAATTATTAGATTGTATAGATGGTTTAAT